ATTGCAGAAAATAGAGCTTTTGTAAGATGTGTTCGTAACTTTTTGAAAATTAATATTGTTTCTCAAGAAGAACTAGGTGACGCAAAACTTGGTCTTGTTGTCAAGGAAGATACAGAAAAAGAAAACCCAATGAATCCTACGGTTCTTCTGGAAAAGATTATGCAAGAAAAAAATATTACATTCGAAGTCTTAAAGAAGAAACTTGTAAAAGAAAAGTTTGAGAATGCTGAGTCTTTTAATTTTATCAAAGATGTACCCAAAAGCAAAGTGTTTGAATTGATAGAAAGACTTAAAAAAGTTTAATTTTTAATCATTAAGAAATTACCACTACGGTACACTCCACCAACAGGTAAAGAAGATGTACTTGTATGTTGTGGTAATTTACTAACATCTAAAATTATTGGGGACATATTAGTTCTATTTCCAGTGATATAAACTCCATTAGCAAAATTTAAAACCATAGTATTTTCTTGTGATATTTTTTTGATGCCACTAGAAGCATCACTAAATACAGTAGACCCAGAATTAGTTATATTAATATTATTACCCAAAGCAACACTATATGCTCCGCTGATTATATTATTTGCTCCTCCCAAGATATTGGAAAATATTCCAGATACTATATTTGCAGTACCACCCAGTATTGAAGAATAGCCACGCTCTTCAATTTGGTCATTATTAACAATTAGATTTCCGGAGCCGCCTAAAATATTAGTATATTGTAAATTGCCAGTAATTAAGTTATTGCTACCTCCTACAACAGTACAAAATGCACTTTTAGGATATTGAGCATCTAAATTAGTTACATCTATTATTCGATTGCTTCTTCCGCCAGGTATAAGATTAAAATCACCAACAATAGTATTATTAACTCCTCCAGCTATACTCGAAACTAATCCTTTAATATAATTACCTGTTCCTCCTCCGATAGTAGAACTACCTATATCATTAAATCCAAACGCCGCTAGTCGAGCATAATTAAATATGCTTAGATTTGCTTTTGCAATATTAAAATCTCTATCAAGGTCTGTAGCCATATAATCGCATCTTAAACCAGTCATATTATCATAGGATAATCTATCAGATAAAGATATCGAAAAACTATTGCTATCTTTATCATATACGTTCCATAAATAGACATAATTTTGAGTATAAACTTTAGTAAATACTCTTAATTCAGAATGATCAAATGTAGCAGGTAAATCTATATGAATTCTACCCGTAAAATCGATGTTTTTATCTACGATTTTAAGATTTTGAGCGCGGAATGAATTGTTTCCAGTATGATCTATAGCTAAGCAATTTATTTTTATAGATTCTCCAGAGCTAATTGAATTAGAAAGTTTTACGAATATTCCCGTTGTTGAAATATGATCTAAACTTAATAAATAATTATTTTCAATATTAGTATTTTCTACAGATAAAAATACAATTGGCAAGTTAGTTAAAGATCTATTAAAATTAATAGGAACAATATTATCATGATAATTACCGCTACATGTAATTTTATTGACATAGAAGTTAGCATTATCAAAGGAATAGTATCCGGTTTTATATATTCCGACATTTAAAACGTGAGGCTCTTTTATTTTTTCAGTATAGTTTAAAAAGAAAAGCCCCGTTTTTAATCCAGATGTATAATAATTATAATAATTTTCTAATGGAGCTCCTGTCTGAATGACGTTAATGAAAGTTGAATAGTCTTGAGTTATACCAGATATTAGATTGATTTGATAGCTACCAGATCCAGAAGGTATACCTGTTTGATATATTTGAATATTATTATTAAATATATTTCCAGTATAGCCTAATGCATTTACATGTAAATATCCATCACTATGAGGATTGATTTCTGTAGCTAAATTAAACTTTAATCTATTGTCTCCAGATCCAGAACATTGAGCAAGATAAAAGTATTCACTTCCTCGATCATATACATTAAAGAAATTTATCCTAGATCTTGCTTTTAAATCTAAATCAAAATAGTTTTTATTACCAGAAGCTAGATTACTAAAAGGATAAACGTAAGAGATCTGCAAAGAAGCTCCGATATTTTCATCTGTACCCGTATAATAACCTGTAGGCCCAATAAAATAGTTAATATATCCATTCGTATTTAAAGTATTAGGAAGCTCTATATTAAACCCACTTCGATCAATTTCACTTATAGTGGATAATTTATAATTTCCGTCTGCCGAAAGAATGTAATCCATTAGAACAAGCGTATTTCCTCCAGTATAATTTACGAAATTTTTATTAAACTTAACTCTTTGATTTTTTATTCCTAAATTTAAACCCGTTCTAGCAGTTTTAAATTCACATACTTTATTCGTTCCATCTGCAGCAATAAAAGAGCCAGAATATAAATTCTCAGAAAGTAAACTGATCCAAGAATGAACTTTAATTACATCATCATTTTCTAATGAGGGAGATATGTTTAAAGTATAGTCTGTTGTTTTAATATCAGAAATATGTTCTATTTGATAAACGTTTTTATTACTTTCTAAGTTAACTAAAAATACTAAGTCGTTTGTAAAAATCTGAGCTAAATATTCAATTAAAAACACATCTCCACCACTAATACTGGTTATGAATGATTCATTTGCGATTGCAGATAAGCCCGTGGAAGTTGCATCAATAACGTTTCCATATCCACCCACAATATTACAATAAGATCCATATAGAACATTACTTTCTCCACCCCCTATTGTAGAACTATCACTAAGAAAATTTTGAACTGTAGTAATCTTATTGTCTTTACCAGCTACAATACTACACCTTCTTGATCCTGTTATTATATTAGAAGTCCCAAATATAAATACGTTATCATTTTTTCTATTTATCTTATTATCAATTCCTAGGGCCACAGAAGAATCAGCCTCTACAATATTATTCGCATTCTTAATATTTTTAGAAGTTGTTATGACTCCAGATAAAGGACCTAAAATATCTAAGCCTTCTCCATCAAATTTTATATAACTATCTTGATTTCCAACCCTAAATTTTGGTTTTCCAAAATTATATCTATTATCATAACCCAAAAAGAAGCCACTTCCTTCATCTACATTTTTATCATTAACAGTTTTTATATATCCACTTGGAATACCTTCTTGTCCTATATTTAACGCTTCGGTAATGTTTGATTCTTCAGCTAATAATATTTGAGTTGCTGTTGCTGCAAATTCATTAGTAAACGGTATCCAATTTGGATTACCAGCTTGAGGTTCCGAATCTATATTTGTGTAAGCTGCGTACCAATAATTTACTCCTTCTCTTGAATATTTAACGACATCTCTTCTTAAATTACTACCAACATATCCAACTCCATATCTCCAAGGACCCCTGTAAGTAATGCCTGGACCACTTAATGATCTGCCAGAATATCCAACTGCAAGGTTCAATATCATTCCTTCATTTGGTCTTTCACCATCCAAAGCTCTAATTTTTAAGTAATAGATTCCTCCGACTAATGGCTGACCAAAGATTTGATTAGCGCTATTTAGATATGTTTCTAAACCCGTAGGCCAATCTCCCTCTCCAACACCAGAAATTGTAGTTGCAGAAAATTCAAATCTTGTAGTCCTAGAATTAGTCTGTATTTGGTAAAAAAATGCATTTTCTAATGGAGTAGTTACATATGCAGGACTAGTAAATATATCTGAATTAGGTGGTCTAAATCCGCTTATAGCAGCTACTCTTACATTTTTATTTTTAGTAATTACTAAATCTTCATATCCAATCCCAGTATCATAATAGTTATTAAATAAAAATAATTCTCCAGAGCCAGTGATATCTCCACCTAATTTAGCTTCAAAAATTGAATATCCATTAAGATTATTTCCTCCTACTCCATTGATACCAGTTATTTGAGTTAAATCTTTGCTTACTATTTCTAATGGAAAATTTCTTATTTCTTTATATCCTAATAAATTTTGAGTACCAGGATAACCACTAAAATAAATTAAATTAGCGTTAGAAGCATTAATTCCAGAAATAGTAATATATCCTAAATTATTATATAGAGTATTTGAAGAAGAACAGCTGTGTATAGTTGGTAAAATATCAATAGATTTATTCGAAGGCAATATATAGCTTTCACCAAAACGATTTCTTTTTATCCTAATTCTTGCTTGAGGATTTCTTACTTCTCTTGGAACTCTAAATCTAATTCCTGTAGCAGAATTTTTTAATTTGATTCCACTTATTAAATAATCATTTGCTGCGTCAACATGGCCCGTAATACCCAAGAAAAATACATCTGAGTTTGTTAAATTACCATAATCTCCAGAAGTTCCGCTAGAACTATAAATTTCTATTTCATCTAAATATTTTGCTCCTTGTATACCGGACAAATATCTTATATTAACATTATTTTCCGATAGCCTGACTGTAGAAATCAAAAGATTATTTGAACTAGGAGATTCTATTAATGTACCAGAATCTGGAAAATCTACAGAAAATATACGAAGAGATGTGGTAGTATAATTATTGGGTAAAATAAATGATGCTCTATCTGCATTAGCATTTACTGTTATGTCTTTTCTTAAAATATTTGGTTGTCCAAGATTAATATAATTAATACGCTGTAAATATTTTCCACTTATATTGACAAGAGTTCCTGTTCCAGCGAGAACATCATTTGGAGTAAACCCACTAGCTAAAACTGGAGGATAGAAAATATTTAAAATATTTCTGCTTTTATCTACTCCATACTGTCCAGATAAAGTAACATAATTTGAAGAACTATAATTAGGTATATTAAATATTATTCCTGTGTCTTGTATAATGTTAAAAGGAGGGATTATTTTTTGATCTCCAATTTTTATTTCTTGGACAAATGATAAATTATCACCGCTTAATAAAATCTGCGTTGTTTCTATTTGTCCAGTCTCAGGATAAAATCCATATATGTTTGGATATCCTGCGATATAAAAACTACTAAATTTTGCTCCGCTAGTAACGCCTCTATATTTAAGATTTTCTACAATACCGCTTTGATTTTTCCTTATATTATATGGGACTTGAAATTCTAAAAATTCTATTGTTCCTGTATTTTCATATTTCTCATAAGATACATCAATCAACGCATTTGTTCCTGTCCCGTTATTAGGAGTGAATTCTATTCCTGAACTTTGATTAGGTACGGTAAAAATACCAGAATTATTTATATTGAAACTTCCTAAAGAACCATTTATACCAGTCGTGGTAACAGTAAATACTGCATAAGAATTTGAATTATAATTTTTTAAACCTTGTAAATGAAATATATCTCCTACATTATATCCTGATCCATAATTTTGAATTTGAGCTCCTGTAACTCTATATAAACCAGTTTCTTGAAAAGATGGGGTGACTTTATTTCCACTGACATCAATAAATGTTATATTTGCACCTGGAAGAAAATTAGAACCAGAAACTCTTACATATTGTCCAGGTAACACATTAACATCGTCAAAACCACTAATAGAAGGCCGATCTAAAATTTTTAAATTAATATAATTGCTAGAGACATCTGCATCATTATAAACATATATTTTATATTTTGACGATGTAAGCCCAGACAAAGTAAATCCAACGACATCGTCTCCAATAGTGTTATTGATTCCCGATACATTTTGATTACTAAGCCCATTAATAGAAAAATTTAAACCAGGATTATATATATTTTCTCCAGAAATAGCGATAATATTTTTCTTAAATTGTTCTCCAGATATAAAAATAGTTTCTCCATTTATAGCTAAAACGCCTGTAGAAGAAGTTATTACTGGTTGAGCAGATTGTATTGTGAAAAATACGCTCATTCGAAAAGTCCTCCATCTTCAGAAATCATCTGTATAATATATTTACCTGTAGGTATATTATTTAAAGGAATAGATCCGCTCAATAAATCTTTATCTATAATTCTAAAAGATGTTTGAAATGTGCTTTTACTTTCTGGATAAATATTATCAGAATATTTGAAACGCACAAAACAACTATCATATTGATATGGATTATCAATTAATATTGGTTTTTTGAAACTTTTTCCTTGGATCATTACATTAGTACCTCTATATCCGCTGTTAGGCAATACGGCTGAAGGAGAAGGAGTCTCTATAAAATTATTTTGTGAAATTTTTGATATTTGAGCGCTATTTATTAGTTTAATTTTTCCATTTATATAATAACTTGTCGATGGAAGTTCGAAAGATATTTTATTTTTATTGTATATTATTAAATTTGATAATGGAATCGATTCTTGAAAAGCGTTAGCATCTCCAGTTAGTAAATAAACTTTTTTATAATATGAAGAATTTCCATTATAAGTGAATGTAGATAAATTTATTCCTGTATTTGCAATTGTAAAATAATTTAAACGAAAATTTTTATTATTGCTTGCATTAGGGATATTTAATTCAAAATAATTTTTTTGCAAATTATATAAATTTACAGAAACGTAAGTTGTTCCAATATCAATTGCATTAATTTTTTCTATACTTGAAAATATAAAAGGAGGATAAAGATTGCTGTCTACTCTATTAGTTGGATCAAGATAAATTGTTTGACTAGAGTAATTGGGAGTAACATCTACATAATTTCTTTCGAAAAATCCAGAATCAAATATGAATCCACTATTTTTAAATAAAAATACATTAACATCCGCATCATATTCAAGAGTATTATTTATGTTTATATTAAATGATCCCGTAGTCTTATTGCTTATATAACTATCATTGTAATTTAATCCTGTTTGAACAATGTTATAAAAGACCGCATAATCAGTGTCTGAATATTTATAAGGCAAATCAATTGTATAAGTAGATGATCCAGATAATATTCCGGTTCTAAAAAATTGAAAACCAGAACTAATTATTCCTGATGTAGAAAAAAGATGATTTTCATAATATTTTTTATATAAATTTACAGGAACATCATATTTAACAGTTATTGATCTTCCGCTACTATAATTAAAATTATTTATATTTAATATTTTAAAATTATTTATTTCGGACGCTAAATTAAAATTTTGAACTAAATTCACTTCTGCAATTCCACTCTTAGTAGACATAGGTATTGTAAATGTATTTGTTTCTCCACTAAAATAATAATCTATATCATCTAGAACTGGTATTGCAGAAATGGCACCAGTTGTTATAGATGTTAAAACTTTTCCAGTAATATTTATTACATCTCCTTCGGAACCATTTTTAGGATCAAAATCCTCGAAAGTAAATATAGGTAAAAATGGTAAATTATTTTGACCTGTAATTTCAAAACTATTAGATGCTATAATTAATTCTCCTGTATCTGGATTTGAAGGAACTACAAAATCCATTCTTTGTGTTCCGTTAATTAGCGCAAAATTTAAACTTTCTCCAGCAAAAAACAGCTTATCAACATAATCTAGATCTTCACCATAAATTGATATAACTTGACCTAAGTCTCCTGTTGGGCTAGATGTAGAAGTAATCTTTGGGTTAGGAGGTATGTATTTAAAAAATTCTGTCGATACAATAAGTCCCATATATTTTATGCTAAAGTTAGCATCCTTATTTGTTGATTAGTAGCGTTTTTGATACGAGGAACAGTCGCAGTAATATAATTATTATTAGAAATAGTAAAATTATCCGCTTCATATTCTCCAAAAAAAACTTGAGCAACATATTGAAAATTATTTCCGGAGATCTGTATTTTATCTCTATAACGGCCAGACGTAGGAGAAAAACCAGAAATCGTAGCTTCTTCAATCACATTATATTGTTTTATAGTTAATTCATTTGTTAAAAATTCTTCTGCTCTAACTTGAAATGCTTTTTTCGTTAAAAATCCAGTTACGCCATAACCCTGAGTAATTAAAGAAGTTCCAAACGGAGCCGTACCTAATACAACACCGACTTTTGATCCAGATATTTCTACTAAAGGATTTAAATTATCACAAGTTATTGTTAAAGTAGTTTCTTTTGGACCAAAAACTCCTCTTCTCTCTTCTATATCTCCAATATATATTTCAGGTCGAATATCTGTTGTATAAGTATAATTTGCATTTAAATAAGATCCAGTTAAATTTTGATTGCTAAAGTTAGTAATGCTTATTTCATTAATATGCACAACAGAATTTGAAAAATCAATATGATCATATGTCGGAATAAAATTTCCTGTTGGAGTTCTAAAAAATATAATTTCAGTTGTACAAATGACTGGATTGTGTGGAGCAAATCTAGCATTATAGCTTTTAATATAGCCCAGTTCTTGAATACCTCCTAAATTAAAAGTAACGGCTTCGTCTAAATTTAATAGATTTTTTATTGGATCTACACCAGTATAATAATAACTAAAACTCAAAGACCCTTGAATAGAATTATTAGGTCTAACTTCATCCGAATACCTCTGACCGATTTCTAAATATGGAGATATTTGAGCCTCATATGACATTTGAGCTTCGGATGCAATAATCGATTGATTATTTATTTGTAGATTTACATTTTTTCCATTGTAAAACATATTAGTAATATTGTACTATTGTTTTAGTCGCTCTTATTATATCATCCAGATTTGATTCTGTTGTAGAATTATTAATAAATGCGTCGGGCATTTCTATTGTAAAGCTATTTGAATCTAAAAGTCCAGACATTTGTATTCTTAAAGGTATATTTTCTCCAGTATAAACTAATTTTGTAAATAGACTTTCTGTCATATTTACAGTTTCTTGAGCTCTAATAGGTTTAACCTCTACAGGAGTTTGCTGACCTAAAACATAAATTGGCGTTAAATTACAGCTAAATGTATATGTTAAATTATATAAATCTGCAGTTAATTCGCTTGCGGTTCCTTTAGCAAATACATTTCTTCCAGAAATTAAATTTGTTTTTGAACTATGAGCAATGCTATCCGCAGAAGCGTTATTGGGATTAGTCAAATCTCTAGGAACAGGGAACAAAGAGTTCGTTATTATTGGTTCATAAGTTATATAACTGGCCTGAGCAGTAATTACATTATTAGGTTCTACTTTAAGGCTATAATTATTTAAATAACATTTCTGACCACTAACCCCTGCAAATCCTATATTAACACCATTATAGTTCTGAGGAGCAGAAATAAAATTTTTGATTTCTTTAACTGTATTAAAAGCTGGATCACCAGTTGGGTTTATTAAGTATGATATTTGAAATGTGCTTGAACTTGGTCCTGTAGTTATCTGTTTTTTAAATGGTTTTCTTTTGCCTAAAGTATAAACAGGCCCCATAGTTATATCTGAATTAAAACTTGCGGATATTGCTAATACCCCAGTATTATTGATCCTCACCTCACATTGATCATAGTATATTCTAGACATATTCCTTATTCCTTTTTCCTATTAAAATTACACTATCATCTTGAGATAGTGCTTTCATAAGTTAATTGCATTAGAGCGCTTCCGTCTACATCAGTATTGTAATCTTCTTTGACTAATAATGCATCAGTTATATTAAACGAATTGACTATAGTAGACGAATTATTTTTCTTTAAATTAATGTCAAAATTATATATATTTTCTTTAACGGGATAATCAAATAAGCTCTTATTTTTATAATCATGCAAAGATATTGAAAAGCTTGTTGTTATTGATATAGGATATTGGAGTTTAACATCTACGGGTTTTATAGAAGTTGCATCGAAAATAGGAAGCCTATTCGATCTAATAGTTATATTTAAATTATTTATTTTCTCCGATTCTAATTCGCTAAAGTTAATTTCTATATCTCCAGGATTAACTATATTTAATTTACCCTCTTCCATAACGAATGGTAATTTTGAAGATGAAGCATTACCAAAATCACTATAAAAGTTCCATTTTGTAGCTAGATTTGGTATTGTACCTACTCCGCATGAAAATTGATATTCTGCCAGGTAGCCACTATTCATTACAAATGTATTTTTGTCGTATTGAATCTTCAAATTTGCTGCTTTTTCACCTGTATACTCTATAAATTGATCAGTATTAATAAATAAAGATTCCAAATTTAAAGCTCCCACGAACATTCCTATAGGCACTGTATTTAAATGATTATTATTACATCCTAGATATTTGACATTTTCTATTGGTAGATCATAACTGGCAGCAATAGATTGCGCCCCTGTGATAGGCACATCATTAATATAAATTCTATTGAATTCTCTTGTAAATCTAGATAACATACCTTATACCTGATAATAATTACACCCCTTTAAGTGTAATTACTAATATAAAAGGAGCAAGGTTTATGCAAGGAATATATGAAGAATTATATACATTCTTACTAGCCGAGAATGTCGAAGAAACAAAGGTTTACTGTTTCAAAGATTGGCTAACGTGGTATATAGAGAATAATCTATATCATATTCAAAAGAATCAAGATGGGTCTATTGAAAAAGTTGTCTTTATAAGAAGATTAAATTCAAATGATATTGCTGAATTTCCCGAATATCTTCACCCAGAAATACCTAATGTTGATAAAATTACAAAATATAATCTACATAGACCAGACGGCAATATATTTTATTGCGAATTACTCGTAGATAAGATAGAGAAAGTTGATGATCTAAAGATAGAAAATATGAAATTTGCATTTGAATGGGCAAAGAATAGGTTTAATATCACAACAGACCAATTAAGCCCTGCAGATATACTCTTGTATTATAAAAAAGGTCACAAAGCGAAAATTACTTTAAGAGACATGAGTACTTTAATTGACAAGATCTTAAATTATAGTTCATAACTAAAGGGAAAAATATATGGGAATGGGTTTACCAAAAATTGATTTAAGACAAGAAGATACGGGATCTATTAATGATCCCATGGTTCAATGGGCAAATAAATCATTGGGGCATAATTTTTTAAAAAATGATATTGTAAAATATAAAGGATATTTTTGGTATTGCCTTAAAGATCATTTTAAAACCTCACAGAGCGAGCCAGATACAATTTCTGGAAATGAATATTGGGGAGGAATAATTACATTATCTAGTGATATAAGAATTACAAAATTTGTTTGGATTCCTTCTTATACATCTACTATTCAGCATAAACCTAGCGTAACAACAATAAGATTTGGAAACGGATATGAACAAAGAATCGCTAAAAGTATTAATCCAGATTTAAAAACTCTTCAATTAAACTTTGATCAGAGGACTTCTCGAGAAGCTAGAGCAATTATACATTTTTTAAAACAAAGAGCCGGAGTACAAGCTTTCGCTTATAATCCTGGAGATATTTATTCTGAACAAACATATAGAACAAAATATGTTTGCAGAGAATGGGAAACTAATTTTACATTTAAAGAAAACTATTCTGTTCGAGCAAAACTTGAAGAAGTTTCTGCATAATGAAAATATTGGAGAATTTATAATATGGGAATGGGATCAAGTCCTAATCAAGTTGTACAGGCTAGCGAATACTTTCTTCAAGCCCTTGAAGCTCAAAGATCTATTAATTCTCATATCCATGAGATTGAGCCTACAACCCCTATATTTTTATATGAAATAGATTTAAATGAAATTAAACCTGCGACGATCTTATACCCAAATAGAAATGGCCCAGTTAAAGATGGTGTGATAAGAATTCATAATGATTTTAATCTTTTTCATATTAATAGAGGAATTATAAAATGGAGAGGAAATCTTTACTTTCCATTTCCTGTCTATGGAGATCAATTTGATATAACTTCTAATGGAACAATTCCAACTCCGAAAGTAAAATTTTCTAGTCAGTTTTTAGATGATGAATTTAATTCTTTTTATAAATATATAAGAATGCAGATTCAAGAGCTGAAAGATATAGTCGGCTCAAAAGTTACAAGAAGAAAAACTTTTGTTAGATATCTAAGTCCAGACAATTTTCCAGCGGCAGTAAATCCATTTAATACTTTCTCAGATACTCCATGGGCGTCAAGAGATGGAGAAGTATTAACTGTGAGATCTTTAGAGAGATTACCAATAGGATTCTCCAAATGGTTAATTTACGGAGTAAAGCCTATACAGACTTCTAATAAGGTTTTTACATGTTTAAGAACAGACGATAGGTTAAAAACTTTAGAAATTAATCTTCAAAAGTATAATTATCATTTAAATTCTTTAGACTTTTTCAATCTATTTGTAAATGAAGATATAAATCTAACTGACGATGTAATAGATGTGTTTTCTTCTGATGTTTTCATTATTCCTGCGAATAATACGTATACTAGCATAATTCCTAATGTTGAAAAAGAATTTAAAAAAATAAATTCAAATTCAACGATAAAAGCTTTATGTTATTTTAATTCTATATCTTTTAATAATACATCTAGTTCTACTATAAATTATCCCGTTACATTTTCTGAAGATGGCTCTAAATTAGTTACGTTTATTTCTTTAAAATCAAATAATGAAACCATAGCAGAAAGATTTAATTATTCTATATCTACCCAAACATCCACTAGTTTTAGTGCAGCTTTTTCTAAACCTTTAAATAATAATTTTGAAATTAATTATTTAACAATTCCAAGCGGGAATTATACTGGAATTAATCCGTATTCAAATGAGAATACAAAACTGGTTGCATTAAAATTAAATCCTAATTTTGGCGTATCTACCTCTGGAGAATATAACATCATTTTTCCCACAATATTCTCTAATACTCCAAAAATATTATTTAATAGTTGGGGAAGCGCGGGATTCTTGTATAATCAATATTTAAAAGATATTAGTTCTAGCGGTTGTACATTTGTTGCAACTCATACGGGCAATAATGTTGCATTACAAACTCAAAATATTCATTTAATTGCAACGGATTATATAACAGAAGAATTAACTATCTCAAATACAACTCAAATATATACTTCATATCAAAATATGGCAAGAGATTATTTAGATCAAATTAATCAAAAGAAGATTGATATTTATGAAGTAGAATTAACGCCAGATATATATTACATTGATCGGAAAGTTCAAGAAGACTCTCAAAATGTTGTTTATGAGTTAGCTTCATTATTGGATATAGAAGGAGTTAAATTACCAGGAAGAATCCTTCTATCTAAAAATTGCCCATTTACATATCGAGGTGAAGGGTGTGTATATGAGAGGCATGATAGATTAAATGAAATGCATTCTGGGGTATATGGGATAGTTAATTCTGTGATAAATCCAAATAGTACAGCGGGATCAGATGGAGTATCAAGAGTTAGCGTTTCTTTATCTCAATCATGCAGAGGATTGCGAAGTGCTCCGCCGGTAGCAAATGGTTCTGATTCAACTTTTACCCAATATAGACAAGGCAACTGGATTGATAGAGATGCTTGGCAACAAGGAGTAAATTATGCATATGGAAATTATATTCATATAGAAAAAAATAAAATAAAATATTATTTTGTATGCAAACAAAATCATACGGCAGATTTAATAAATTCTCCTCCAAATTTCGAGTATTGGGAATCAGATACATGTTCTAAAACTCTAATTGGATGTAGACTAAGATGGAAAGATAATATAAATTTTGAAACAAAAACCTTAGCGATAAATCATATGTTTGGACCAAATGAAAGTATCCCTGATACTTTATTAAAATTTCAAATCAGAGCTCCATTAGCTGCCGACGGTACTCAATTAGTTGGAGTTTTGCCATTTGGTGGATTTCCATCTGTAGAAGGGAAATTCCAATCTCAGCGAAGCATGGAAGGACCATAAATGTATGGAGTTTAACCCCCAAATTAAAAATTACATTAAAGATCTTGCAATTAGAAAAGCTCATGAAGAAATCTGTGGGTTTATATACTTCAAATCTAAAGAATATAAATTTGATATATATCCATGCAAGAATAGAGCAGAAAATAGAAGTAATAATTTTATAATATCTCCACAAGATTATTTGAATTGTTCAAATTTAGGTAAAATTATTGCTTGTTATCATTCACACGTTAATGAAAGTGTTGATTTTAGTGAGATTGATAAAAATAATAGCAATGTTTATAATATTCATTATATATTATATAATGTAAAATATAATATGTTCAACTTCTACTCTCCAAATAAAGAAAGTAATCCATATATAGGAAGACCATTTGTCTTGGGCAAGTCAGATTGTTTTACATTAATGCAAGAATATGCATTAAAAGAGGAAAAGGTTAAAATTAATTTTCCTCGAGATTTAATTTATCCAAGACATTTAGAAGATATAAAAGATTTATACGAAATTAATTTCAAAAATCAAGGTTTTATCAAATTAGATAAATCAGTAAAATTGAATAAATCAGACGGAATTATGATGATGTTTCCTGGAGTTTCAGATAAATTCCCTACGCATGCGGCAGTATATATAGGAGATGGATTGATCTTGCATCAGCCTTTTAATTCTTTTTCTTGTGTAAATATATATGATAACTTCTTCAAGAAACATACTAGTTATGTTTTGAGGTATAAGGAGCGCATGAATGGTTAAAGTTAAATTACATGGATATTTAGGTCAAGAGATTGGCGAAGAATGGGATTTAAATGTCTCTAGCGTTGCAGAAGCTTTTCGAGCTATAGAAGCTAACACAAAAAAGCTAACAAAACTTTTTATAGATCAATCTGAAAAGAATGCAAAATATGAAATATTAATTAATCATAGACCTTTGTGGGTTCCTAAAGCGGAAGAAATGCCTCTCAATTATAAAGACGTTAATAAAAAACATTTTGCAAGATTATCTGAGTCTGAAATGTTTATGGATTTTGGATCAACGTTAAAAACTATTGATATTATCCCTATCGTAGAAGGTGCGGGTGGAGGAGGCGGTGGTGGTGCGCAAGGATGTTTTCCAGCTGGAACAAAAATTTCCACACCCCAAGGTGAAAAAAATATAGAAGACCTAAAAGAAGGAGACGAAATATATTCTTTTGATAAAGATAAAAATATACAAATTGACATAATTGAGAAAGTTTTTGAACATGAAAATAATAAAATTTTAAAAATTACGTTATGGGATGGATCAGTAATTAGAAGCACAGGAAATCACTGGTTTTTTAATGAGTATAATAGATTTACTCCTCTTGAAAATTTTCAAGTTGGAGATGTTCTAATTCATAAAAGTGGAGACGTAATGCCTATTGAAAGAATAGAAGAAGATGGAAATGAAAAAGTTTATAATTTTCATGTGATGAAAAATCATACATACATAGCTAGTAATATTTTTGTGCATAATGGAGGAGGAGGAAAACAAGGTGGAGGAGCTAAAGGAGGAGGCGGTGGAAGTGGATTTAAAAGTGTTTTCGCGGTATTCCTAGCTATAATTTTAGCTCCAGTTTCTGGTGGAGGTTCATTAGGTATATTAGGCATGTTAGCTCCAGCCATTTTAGGATTAGTAGCTTTAGGAGTTTCTATGCTGTTAATGAAACCACCACCTATGGTTAGCCCGCAACAAATAGCGAATCCTTCAGCAGATTTCGAAGCTTCTCCAGATACTGGAGGAGGAGAACCATCTTACACTTTTAATGGTCCAGTAAATACAATTGGAGAGGGAGGACCAGTACCAATAGGTTATGGCAGATTAATCATAGGTAGTCAACAAATTTTTAGTTCGTATGATCAAATATACAGAATTCAATCAAGAGCAAATAAATATGAAAGCGATGGAAAAGCTCCAATTGGCGCAGGAGCATCAGAAAAAAATTATCCTACAAAAAGTTTTTATTTTACTCATCACGGATATCCCATAAATATTCAAGATATTCAAGGGAATTCAATGAGCGATAACTCATTATCAATTTAATTTATGGCAAAAAAATGTAAAGATTGTGATCCAAATAAATATATCGAAGGAGTTTCCTGGAGAGGAAAAAATGGTATTTCTTATGATGGATATACAGTTTATAATGATGTAGGCAAACCTAGTTCAACAGATATAACTTTAGCAGATGTGTCAGATTTAGTAGATGCATATAATCCAATATTTTCTGCAAGCACAACTTACCCTAATCCTTTACCAGAATCATCTAATAATCAAATTAATATAGACGGAGTTGATAGAGGAAATGGATTTTGGTTTGTATGGAGTCTTGTGAATGGATTAGTCATGTATGGCACTCCTGGCGTAAATCCAACTCCTTCAGCTATTTTAAGTTCTGCAACAACAACAGCCAAGTACGGATCTGCTTTTTCTTTTAATGTCGAATTAGAACAAGTGGTATCATCATTAAATTATACTGATTTTGGAATTTTAGCAGATTTAAATTCTAGTGATAGGTTGAGATTCGTAGGAACAAATAGTACGATTATAGAATTTAAAAAAAATTTAATTAACTATGTTGGATATTATACGGGTATTATTGAATCCATATTAAATGGGAATAGATATATAAGCGTAGGCAGTGGTAAAAATAAAACAACTCGATTAGAAACGTTTAAAGCTTTTAAAAGTTTAACAATAAAAAGCAAGGATCAATATGGGAATGATCCTATATATGTAAATAGTGCACCAACAGTTCATGCATTTAGAGGGCAAGCTTTTGGCTATAGTTTAACTACTAATTTGCCTAGTAATCAGTATAGCGCTAGTTTAGATGCAAACTCTTTAAATATCTTACAAAATTTAGGATTAGTATGGAATCCGAATACTAAAACTATTACTGGAACAGTAGCTCTTAATGTCGAAGCAGATATAAAAACTTCAACTTTAAGTTTTATAATCTATGGTCCAAATTCAGACGCAGGAAATAGAAAAAATTTTAATTTATCTATACTATATGGCGAGCAGAAGACCACAGATGTTTTACCAACTATATCTGCTAAAACTTATAGTGGTACGGTAGGAACTGCAATTGGAAATCAAACTTTAGCCGGACTAAATAATAAACATACTATTTTAGCTGTCTCTTCTTTACCTGAAGGTTTAGTTTTTAATTCTACTAGTAAAACTAT